ACGAGCCAGGGCTTCCGGATGGCTGTCGTCGTACAGTTCCGGGAACGTCATCCCCAGCTCGAAATAAGTCCGGGCTATTTCAGCTGCGGGAACTTTCTCACCATCAGGATATGCCCAGGCATTCATCGCCATACGGATGTGTTCATGCTTGATTTTCATGAATCACCCCCGTCTCTGGTTGTGTGTTAGCCTGACACTCGACAGGTAAACCGTCGGTCGGATTAGGGTAAATGTCTGGGCGAATTTCATGCGGGGTAACCTCCCACTTCATTAGCTGACATAGCGGAATTACCTGCTTTGGGGGAACGCCAAAGCTAAACCATTGCCAAACTGTCTGTTGAGCGACCCCCATATAACGACCTATTTCAGCCTGAGTGTATTTCTGCCTAATTTTTTTGCGAGTGCTATCTAGCATTTTGCCCTCCTCTAAAAACTATAGGCAAAGGCTACAATAAAAAACTGTACGCGATCAACAGTTTTTTATTGTGATGCTTTTAACAGTATTTACCTGTAAAATTGAATAATGATGAGCGCCCTAGAAGTATCGATGTACAGAATCAGCAAGCTTCTTCAGGAAACTGGATGGAGCCAGGCTGAGCTGGCCCGTAGAATTGGTGTGACACAACAAACTGTTCAACAATGGGTCAGCGGTAAGGCTACACCTAAAGCCTCAAGTTTGGATAAACTGGTTGAGGTTACAGGGCATCCGTTGCATTGGTTTTTATTGCCTCCTGAAGAGGGGGAGCAAATGTTCACCCCTAACACGATGAAAATTGGTCCTCGCCAACGCGAATTACTCCAGGCTTTTAGTGCGTTCCCTGAGGAGGACCAAGAAAAAATGCTTCAAGAAATCAAAGACAAAAAAAAATCAATGGAAGAAACCATTGCCCGGTGGCTGGCGGCACAAAAAAGCCGCCGGGCGTGACCACAGTACAAGAAGAGGAGTTATGCCATGAGTACAGCCCTTTCTCCGATAGTTTCAGAATTCGAAACTATCGAACAAGAAAACAGTTACAACGAATGGTTGCGCGCTAAAGTAGCGTCAAGCCTTGCAGACCCTCGCCCCGCAATTCCACATGACGAGGTAATAGCTGAAATGGAAAATCTTATTGCTCAAATTGCTGTAACTAACAGGAGCGAGTAATGTTGCCCATTTTATGGCTACCATCTGCTCGCGATGATTTGCGTCAGATCATAACTTACATCGCCAAGGAGAACCCACCGGCAGCGCGTAGACTTAAAATACGTATTGAAACATCGGTATTACCTCTATCTGAGCATCCGTACCTATATCCACCAAGCGAACGGGTTTCTGGGTTGAGAGAGATAGTGACCCACCCTAACTACATAATCCTGTACAGAGTAGCTGCTTCAAGCATTGAGATTGTAAGCGTGACACATGCTCGCCGACAATTTCCCTTCTCTATCTGAGCTGAACTATTTTCATACTCCCTCTTTCGAGGGATTTTTTTGCTTAAGGGCACAATTAAAAACTGTTGACACAAAACAGTTTTTAATTGTAGATTGCACTCACCAACCCACTCCGCCCCACAGAACGCCAGGCAATACTTCGAGTTACCCGGCAGTGGTCAGGGGTTAAGTAGCCAGCCCGAGGCGTATGAACATGACGGCGGGAACACTTTATATAACAGCGCAGCAGGTTTTTAGTTCCGCGCCCCGGCGTTAAGGGGAAATGAGGTCAACATGGATACGCTCAATCTTGGCAACAACGAATCTCTGGTATGCGGTGTGTTCCCTAACCAGGACGGCACGTTTACCGCGATGACGTATACCAAAAGTAAAAAGTTTAAAACCGAAGCTGGCGCGCGTCGCTGGTTAGCCAGAAACACTAACTGATTAGCACCAGTAAAAACAGGTTGCCACTGGTTAATTTACCCTGAAAAGTCAGGGCATAACACGAAAGCGCACGGCGAAGTTCGTATATCTGTACGGCGTCGTTAAATTTTCTTCGACCGTGCACTTCCGGTTGTGGCAATCCGCGAAATGGCGCGGCGGTAAGTATGGCTGGGGTTTCCTCCATTGCTCCAGAAAATGCACCGGGTTGTCAGGTTGACCATACGATTAAGTGACAGCCCCGCCACAATACCCATGTGTAGTCTTTGGTGGCATCAGTTCTACTCCGTGACTGCTCTGCCACCCTTTTTAAAGTGAATTTTGTGATGCGGTGAATGCGGCTAAGCGCACGCGGAACAGTTAAAACAAGCGGTCTTTTACTGGCGTAACAGACATCAACTAACAATCCGGCGTTAATTGTTAACTGGTTAACGTCACCTGGAGGCACCAGGCACTGCATCAACAAAGTTCACTTCGGTGATGAAGGGTAAGAGAAAATGTTGAATGTAGCTATTGAAAACCAGAATGGGTGGAATTATAGTGCACCTGCACCTCATAAAGCGGGTGCCGGGCGTGGAAACCCGATGATGACTACTGCGCATAACCGCGCTCAGGCGGTTTTTTTATGCGTAATGCACAGCCACATTCAGATTATGGTGGGGCGTGCAGGGCAGCCGAAAGGCTGGCCGGTTTCGGTAGTCACCGGTATTTCCACCCCTGTACGTCTCACCACCCTTATGGTCGTGGAAAGCCTTGGTGGTGAGTTATTTAAACTGACTATCGAGGCTGCCATCATGGCTACTATCCCTGCCCTTTCTCACCCTGACGTAACCATCGAAAATGGACGCGCTGTCACTACGTCTATTGCGATCGCTGAGTTCTTTGGCAAACGCCACGAACGAGTGTTGGATAAAATTCGCAATCTGGACTGTTCAGCAAAATTCACTGAGCACAATTTTGTGTCGAGCGAATATACCGACTCAACCAGTCGCAAACTCCCAATGTACCAAATCACCAAAAACGGCTTCGTTTTCCTGGTGATGGGCTTCACCGGCAAAAAAGCCGCTGCATTTAAAGAAGCCTACATCGCTGAGTTCGATCGCATGGAGAAAGAACTGCGCCAGAATAACGCCCCGTCTCCCGACAAAATGATTCACGGGGACGGACGTACCCTGGTTATCCGTCTCGACGAACACGGCAATATCAAATTCACTGAAACCGTTCCGGACGGCGCAATGGTCTGCACCCTGGATACCTTCCAGTTTTATCTGGAGAAACAAGGCTGGACTCTTGTAAACCGGAGCGCAATTAAAAATATGACTGTGGAGCAATTACTAAAAATTCATTGTTGAGGACGCGATAATGGAAACGTTATTACCAAACGTTAATACGTCTGAAGGGTGTTTTGATATTGGTGTTCTGCTCAGTAACCGGGAGTTTACTGAAGATGCCATTAAGATGAGAAAATATGAGCCTTATCTTCTCAATGATAATTCCATACTCTCCAGAATTGCCCTTCTTAAACTTGGTATTTTCGGAGGGCAGCAGTGACTTCTGCATTTGCACTGGTGATGACGGTTTTTCTTATAACGGGTGAGCCACAGAATGTGATTACCGGAATTTATGCCAGTAAAGAATCATGCCTCCGTGCAAGAGACGAGCAAAAAATTTCTGGCGAATGCCTCCCGTTAAAAAAAGTATCGCTGTACCTGAATAACGAAATACCGGCTGGATAATCCACCAGCCATATTAACGCCATACCCGTTGATTAAGCATGCCAGCAATGGCAGGGGTTCGTACAACCTTAAAATAGTTATGAGGTTTATCCATGAGCACTGATAAAGAAGAATTTTCGCTATATTGCGAAGCAAAAAATGACAAGGTCAGAAAACGCCTTGGGATTAAAGGAGGTTTTTACTGGACTACAGCAAAAAAATTATCTGTTGCCATCTCACGGTGCGTTGTTGCAATGGACGAGGCAGGCTACGACGCTGATGATTTCAAAAAACCTGTCCGCGTCCATTTCCCCGTTGTGAATGACCTTCCACCGGAAGGCGTGTTTGATACCGAATTCTGCAACCGCTATGAAAAAGGCGGGGAAGATGGCATCACAATGATATTTATAGCGCCTTCCCCCTCAGTTCAGGACAAACCAGCCAGCACTGACAATACCAACGTCAATGGCGAAGACATGGCTGAGATTGAGGATAATATGCTCCTGCCGATTTCCGGTCAGGAACTGCCCATTCGCTGGCTTGCGCAACATGGCAGCGAAAAACCGGTAACGCACGTTTCACGGGAAGAACTTCAGGCATTACATATCGCACGAGCTGAAGAACTGCCGGCTGTTACTGCCCTGGCTATTTCCCACAACACAAAGCTGCTCGACCCGCTGGAGATTCGCGACCTTCACAAACTGGTACGCGACACAGACAAAGTTTTCCCTAATCCCGTTAATTCCAGTCTGGGGTTAATGACTGCTTTTTTCGAAGCATACCTGGACGCTGACTATACCGATCGAGGTCTGCTGACAAAAGAGTGGATGAAAGGAAATCGTGTTTTACGCATCAGCCGCACGCCATCCGGCGCTAATGCTGGCGGAGGAATTCTTACCGATCGCGGTGAAGGTTTTGTCCACGATGATGCGTCAGTGGAACGTGACGTTGCCGCTGGCGTTCTGGCCCGTTCAATGGACATCGATATTTACAATCCACATCCGGCACACGCCAAACGCATTGAAGAAATCGTTTCAGAGAATAAGCCGCCCTTTTCTGTTTTTCGTGACAAATTCATCGCCATGCCTGGTCACCTGGATTATTCCCGCGCGATAGTGGTTGCGTCCGTGAAAGAAGCACCAATTGGTATCGAGGCTACTCCCCACCGTGTTACCGAATATCTGAACAAAGTACTGACCGAAACCGACCATGCCAACCCTGATCCAGAAATCGTGGATATTGCCTGCGGTCGCTCCTCTGCTCCAATGCCGCAGCGTGTAACAAAAGAAGGAAAACAGGATGATGAAGAAAAACCGCAGCCATCTGGCGCAATGGCAGATGAACAGGCAACGACTGAAGCAGTGGAACCGGATACAACTGAACATAATCAGGACACGCAGTCGATGGATGCTCAGCCACAGATAAATTCTGTTGATGCGAAATATCAGAAACTGCGTGCAGAACTCTATGAAGCCAGGAAAAACATTCCACCCAAAAATCCTGTCGATGCAGATAAATTACTGGCTGCTTCTCACGGAGAATTTGTTGAAGGGATTAGCGACCCGAATGATCCAAAATGGGTGAAGGGGATTGAAACCCGCGATTCTGTGAACCATAACCAGCAAGAAACGGAACAGAAAGGCCATAAAGCGGAACAACACAGTCCAAATGCGCAACAAAACGAGCCAGAAACGAAACAGCCTGAACCAGTAGCGCAACAGGAACCGGAAAAAGTCTGCACAGCCTGCGGTCAGACCGGCGGCGGCAACTGTCCTGACTGTGGCGCGGTGATGGGCGACGCAACATACCAGGAGACATTCAACGAAGAAAGCCAGGATGAAGCCCGGGAAAAAGATCCGGAGGAAATGGAAAGTGCCGGACTCCCGAACAAGGAGTGCACCGAAGGCGATCAACATGCCAATGGCAATAATGAAACAGGCGAGACAGCAAATCCCTTAATTAAGGTGAACGGTCATCGTGAAATCACATCCACCAGCAGGTTGTGGCACCATCTGATGATTGACCTTGAAACAATGGGCAAAAATCCTGATGCGCCAATAGCCTCAATAGGCGCTGTATTTTTCGATCCACAAACCGGAGAGCAGGGGCCTGAATTCAGCAAAATAATTGATATGGGTACATGTGGCGGCACTGTAGACATAAGCACCATCGAATGGTGGCTTCAACGCTCTGGCGAAGCCCGTGCCGCCATTTTAGCTGATCGAATACCGCTTGATGATGCGCTTTTACAATTACGGGAATTTATAGACGAAAACTCCGGTGAGTTTTTTGTTCAGGTCTGGGGAAATGGAGCCAACTTCGACAACGTGATTTTACGCCGTTCATATGAACGGCAGGAGATCCCCTGCCCGTGGCGTTACACCAATGATCGCGATGTAAGAACGATGGTCGCTCTGGGGTTGGTGATGGATTTCGATGCCCGCAACGTCACCACATTTGAGGGTGAACGCCATAATGCCCTGCACGATGCGCGTTACCAGGCAAAATACGTTTCAGCTATCTGGCAAAAACTGTTCCCAAATCAGGCTGATTTTTAATGTTCAACCCTGATCGCCGCTAACCGCATATAGTTAGCGGCGGTTATGAGATATAGCTATGAGCAGCTTATTTTTAACCGAAGATGAATTGCTAATATTAACGGGCTGCAAATATGCAAGCCACCAGCGCAACTGGTTAATAAAAAATGGGCTTCCGTTCTATACCAATCGTAGTGGAAAACCGATCGTCAGTCGGGAACTGTTTACCTGTAGAAACACTTTACCACCACGTGAGGCTGAACCTGATTTCGGTGCGATCTAATGGGAAGACGAAGGAAAAATCCCGAACACGAAAAATTACCGCCAAAGGTATATCCCAATAAATATAGTTATGTATGGAAACCAACATCCAGAGAATCTGTAACCTTAACTGCAATCAAGGATGGTTTAGCCGCATTATGGAAAAAATATGAAGAAACGGTTAACCATCATGATCACGCAATGACATTTGGGCGTTTGTGGGAAAAATTTCTCGCCAGCGCCTATTACAGCGATCTTAGTCCCAGAACGCAAAAAGATTATCTGCAACATCAAAAAAAACTGCTGGCCGTATTCGGTAAGGTGCTGGCCGATTCTGTAAAACCAGAGCACATCAGACGATACATGGACAAAAGGGGCGAGCAGAGTAAAACGCAGGCAAACCATGAAAAAAGCAGCATGTCACGCGTTTACAGTTGGGGGTATGAACGAGGGTATGTAAAGGCTAATCCTTGTGCCGGTGTAAGTAAATTCAAGGCCAAAAACCGAGAGCGCTATGTGACTGACAAAGAATACCAGGCCGTATTAAGCGTGGCTCCTGTGCCTGTTTTTATCGCAATGGAAATTGCATACCTGTGCGCAGCAAGGATTTCCGATGTGTTGTCTCTGAAATGGGAACAGATCGGAAACGACGGGATCTTTATCCAGCAAGGTAAAACAGGAAAGAAACAGATAAAAGCCTGGACTCCCCGTCTGCAATCAGTTATAGAAAAAGCTAAACAGCTACCCAAGTCAGCCTATGTAATCAGCAATCAGTACGGCAACCGTTACATGTATAAAGGATTTAATGAAATGTGGGTTGAGGCAAGAAATTTGGCTGGACAAATATCAGGGATCGCGACGGATTTTACATTCCATGACCTTAAAGCCAAGGGGATATCAGATTACGAAGGTAGTAGCCGGGATAAGCAACTTTTCTCTGGTCACAAGACCGAAGGACAGGTGCTAATCTATGATAGAAAAGTAAAGATCTCACCCACACTGGATGTACCATTACCCCAGAATATTCCAACAAAATATTCCAAGTAA